TCGATTAATTAATGACGACTCCGTTGAAGGCGTTGTCGAAGATCCCCGTGGCATCACCCGGGGCTAAATAAGGAGTAAGTCATGGCACAAACACCAACTGACACGCAGGAAGACGGCGACGACACGGAATTCGACATCTCCATCGAGGACGATACCCCGGAAGCCGACCGCGACCGCGAGCCGATGCCCGACGACATCGTGCAGGCCCTAGACAACGACGACGAGCTTGGGAACTTCACGAAAGAACGCGCCAAACAGCTAAAGAAGGTTTGGCACGACGAGCGTCGAGCGAAAGAGTCTGCTACTCGCGAGCGGGACGAGGCAATTAACTTTGCCCGCCGCCTCTCGGAGCAGAATAAGACTTATAAGCAGCAACTGGAGAATGGCGAGCGCGCGTATGTCGGAACGGCGAAAAACGCTGCGGAGTTAGCAGCCGCTGCCGCAAAGCGCGAATATATGGAGGCGTACGACTCGGGGGACTCCGAGCGCGTTGCCGAAGCGCAGGAAAACTGGTTTAACGCCCGCTTGGGGGCGCAGAAAATTGAGGATTATACCCCTCAATTTGAATCTACCGCTTTACAGCCTCCTGAAGAAAGTGTAAATACTAGGGAACAGGCGGATCCCTCTAGAGTAGATCCAAAAGCGGTAACGTGGCAAAAACGGAACGCTAATTGGTTTCAGGTCGATAGGGAGATGACGAGCTTAGCTTTCGGCGTTCACGAAAAGCTAGTTGGCGAGGGTTATGACCCCACCTCTGATGCGTACTACGAGCAAATCGACAAAACGATGCGCCGTAGATTTCCAGAGAAGTTTGCCGGGGACAGCAAACGGGGTTCGACCACGGTAGTGGCCTCCGCAAGGAGGTCCACTTCGCCCACTAAAGTGACGCTGACTGCTTCGGCAGTAGCACTCGCCAAGAAGTTCGGGCTAACCCCTGAGCAATACGCCCGCGAAATGATTAAAATAGGTAACGCAAGTGACTGAAACAACCCGAGCTGACCGAGATACTACGAACCGTGACGCGACCGCCCGAGTCAAAAATTGGGCACCCGCGAGCTTGCTTCCTGAAGTTAATCAGGAGCCGGGATACGGGTATCGGTATGTACGAGTTTCTACCCTAGGCGTGCCTGACGCGAACAACGTCTCGTCCAAACTGCGAGAAGGTTGGGAACCCGTGAAGGCTTCGGAACATCCTGAAGCGTTTACGATGGCCGATCCAAATAGTCGGTTTAAAGACTCTATCGAGTCTGGCGGTCTTATTCTCTGTAAGACACCTGTGGAGTTTGTCGATCAACGCAACGCTCATTTTCAGAAGTCCACTGAAGATCAGATGGAATCCGTTGATAATAACTACATGCGCGAAAACGATCCGCGCATGCCAGTGTTCAAGGACAAGCGCTCTACAGTTACTTTTGGCAAAGGTCTTCGTAAATAAATTAGGAGCCAAACATGGCATATCCCACTATCGACGCCCCCTACGGGCTAAAACCGATCAATTTGATCGGCGGTCAGGTGTTCGCGGGTTCTACCCGTGAGCTTCCGATTACCTACGGCTACGCAACCAATATCTTCTACGGAGATCTCGTTACGCTAATTCGCGGTAATCTAGAGCGTATTACTGTCACGACCGGTTTGGTCGGTACGCTGATAGGCGTATTTCTTGGCTGTTCGTACACGAACCCAACCACCAAGCAGAAACTGTTTGGGCAATACTGGCCCGCTTCTACGGCGGCTGGCGACGCGGTCGCTATTGTATGCGACGATCCGGACACGGTATTTCGTGCGGTGATGGTTTCTGGCACTACCGTTGTGGCTTCTGGCGCTCGCGCCATGATCGGCCAGAACTTAGCCGCCGTTAACAACACCGGCAATGTGAATACCGGTAACTCCGCCAACGCGGTGTTGGCGGATACTACGCTTGCGCTGACCGCAGCATTGCCGATTCGCGTTGTTGGCCTTGTGCCTGATACGGCGGTTTCGGTTGGTACGGCGACCTATACCTCCATCTCTACCGCTACCGTGACGATGTCCGGTTTGACCGGCACGCCGATGGTTGGTTGCGACGTTGGGTCCATTGCCGCTAACGGGCAATACATCGCTAGTGGTTCGTATGTCGCATCACTGACAAACTCCACCACCGTTGTGTTGAATGCCGCCCCCCTTGTTGCATTCGTCGGGTCCTCCACACTCGTTTTCACCCAGTACCCAGAAGTACTTGTTAAGATCAATTTTGGTCTTCACAAGTATTACGCTGGCACTGCGGTCGCCTAAGGAGCAATAAATAATGGCTATTTCACGCGCACAGCTACTCAAAGAGTTGCTCCCCGGTCTTAATGCTCTGTTCGGGCTTGAATACAAGCGGTACCCAGATGAGCATAAAGAGCTTTACGAAACCGAATCGTCCGAGCGTTCGTTTGAAGAAGAAACTAAACTTTCTGGCTTCAGCGCCGCCCCGGTGAAAACCGAAGGTTCCGCCATTGCGTACGATAACGCGCAAGAAGCGTGGACCGCTCGTTACAACCACGAGACGATTGCGATGGGTTTCTCGATCACGGAAGAAGCAGTAGAGGACAACCTTTACGACTCTCTTTCCAGTCGTTATACCAAGGCGTTGGCCCGAGCGATGGCATATACCAAGCAAGTTAAGGCTGCGTATATTCTGAATCAGGGTTTCTCGTCTGCTGTTACCTACGGCGATGGCGTGTCGTTGTTTTCAACGGCTCACCCGCTGGTTTCCGGCGGTACCAACAGCAACCGTCCTGCCATTGCTGCGGATTTGAATGAAACCTCGCTTGAAGCGGCGGTGATTCAGATCGCTGCTTGGACTGACGAGCGCGGTCTCTTGATTGCGGCGAAGCCCAAAAAGCTCGCCATTCCTCCGGCGTTGATGTTTGTGGCTACCCGCCTGCTCGAAACCGAGTTGCGTGTGGGCACGACCGACAACGACCTGAACGCGATCAAGAACAACGGCGCGATTCCGGGCGGCTACACCGTGAACCATTGGTTGACTGATACCAATGCTTGGTTCCTGACCACCGACGTTCCTAATGGCATGAAGCACTTCGTTCGCGCCAGCTTGGAAAACAAGATGGACGGCGACTTCGATACGGGCAACGTCCGTTATAAGGCCCGCGAGCGGTATTCGTTCGGCGTGTCTGACCCGCTGGGCATTTTTGGCTCCCCCGGCGCGTAGTAAAACCAGTATTTTTCTGGTTTAGAAAGGGGCCTTCGGGCCCCTTTTTTATGCGCTTGACGGGTAACTCCAACCCTGATATACCACCTACTTACCGGGGCACCCGGTGCATTCAACCGCCCGGTCGGACGACATACCGATGAATGCACTTAATCTTGTATGTGAGGAATAATCTAATGGCTTTCGCTACTCATCTTGGCCCGTGGCTCTTGGGCACTGTTAAAGACACCACCGGCACCACTGCTGGCACCCTTCGGAACACTGGCACGACTACCGTTGTTCAGTCTAAAGCTATCCTCTTCACGGATATTACCGTTGCGACTTACGCTTTCACGATTCCAGCGGGGTCTATGATTATCGGCGCGTCCTTCATAACCACGGTAGCGTACGCCACATCTATCCCAACTCTTGCCCTGTTCTCCAATGGTGTTGCCATTAACACGGCGGCAAACTCGGGTTCCGCTATTGGTAGCTTGGGTTTGTTCGCGGTCGCGTTAATCCCAGCCGCCGCCCCCGGCGCGGTATTGTTGGCTAACGTGGGTACAACTGACGCGCTTATTACGTTCACGCAAATATGCACGGCGACTTCCGGCGCGGGCGTTTTGATGTTGGAGTACGCAGTCCGCGCATCCGACGGCGCGCAGTTCCCCGCAACGGCGTAATGGGAGGAACTGGCTATGATGCAAACAGATGTTAAGGGCGTTAATTGCCCAGTGGGTACCACTACGGTGGCGGGTAGAACGCGGTTAAAAGGGCTATTCGTCAGCGCCAGCGCGGCGGGTACCGTAGCGATATTAGACGGCGCTACTCCGTTATTCACATACACCTTTTTAGGTGGGGCCACGACTACCATCGACATCCCCGGAGAAGGGGTGCTGTGTTTAACCAGTTTAATCATTACGGTAAGTGCGGCGTGCACCGCCGTTGCCTATTACGGCTAGGGAGAATTTTACATGGCTGGAAACCCGTTAAATACGACGGTAGATACCTCGGGGCGCGGTAAGAGCTATTCTCCCAAAGTTTCTGCTAAGAAACGCACGTCTTTCTACGGTAATGACGCCTACGAAGGCGAGCCTGATCCCGGCATCGAGCCGGTATACCCCGAGATGCTATTGCCTGCGGGTAGAGCACTTGGGGCAATAGGCAAGGCTGCTCAACTTGGGGGCCGCTTGAAGCAAGCCGGGGAAGCGTTCATGGAATCCCCGGCGGTCAACGCCACAAAACGCACGGTAAAGTTCTCAAAATCCACACCAAAATCGCCCCGGCCAGCCACGCCGAAAGCGCCAAAACCACCGCGATTTGATCTTGCCAAGAAGTTCGAGTTAACCCCCAAGCAAAAGGGAGCATGGCACGAGAGAATACGCGAAGCAGGGGACGAAGTTCCTGCACCAAAGCCAGCCGCAAAAACTCCAAAACTCTTTGTACACAAAACAGCGCCTAAACGGGGGCCTACTACACATGAGTATCATGATACTTTTGTAGGGCCAAAAGATCAAAATAAAATAACTCCTGCTGAGCGAGCGGAAGATCGAGCTGAAGGAGTTGAAAGAAAAGCGCAACGTATGGGACCGCCAAGACCCACGGTTATGCAACGAGCCGCTCAAGAACGTAAAGATTTTGTAGGGCCTAAAAGGCAGTATCAGGACGTTTCCGAATTGCGTCAGGCTGTATCGAACGACGAAAAATTTCAGGCCGCCATGCGAGCTGACAAGGCACGCGAAGCAGAGCGCAAAGTTTCTGCACCGAGAGCGCCGCGGCGGAGTAAAGCAGAGATGGACGCAGCGCGAGCAGCGAATGAGGAATCTTTCGCAAAGTCGCGCGCCGCGGAAAGAGAGGCTTTTAATAAAGCATTTCCGGATAACGCATCCAAAAAACTTATGGATACGAACGTTCTTAAAGCCGATAAAAAATCGGCGAAAGAAATCTTTAAAGATATTACGGGTACGTATAAAAAAGGTGGCACAGTGAAAGCGAAAAAGAAACCCCTTCCGTTCTGGATGAGCAAGTTCAAGAAGGGCGCGAAGTCCGGCGATAAAGCCAAGCCCGGCGATAAAGACAAAGCCCCCATGAAGTTTGCCAAAGGTGGCATGGTCAGTCGGGGTAACGGTTGCGCGAAACGGGGTTTTAAGTAGGCATAAGGAATACACCGTGAAAAAAATCAGGAAGTTCGACGTGGGTGGCATGGCGTCCTCTAGCCCGCAGCCTGCGTTCACGCAGTTCGGCGCAACCCCGCCTGCGTTCGGCTCCGGCATGGTCGGTGGGATGGCAAACACCGCTGACACTGGCGTAGGAGGCGTACGCGCCGCGCCCACGCCCGCGATGGCTCAAGCCCCCGCTATGACCCCTACCGCGCCTACACCGGCTATGCGTAAGGGTGGCGCGGTGAAGAAACTCGCCGTAGGTGGCCCTACGGGGAGGATGGAACGGAAAACCACTAGGTTTAACGATCGCATGGAACGGAAAACCACTAGGTTTAACGATCGCATGGAACGGAAAGCGGTAAGGAAAGCGGAACCGATGCGTCCTCCGATGCGTCCTCCGGGCGCACCGGCTATGCGTCCTCCGGGCGCACCACCTTTGCCTAATTCACCGGACTATCCGGCGTACGCTATGAGCTCACAACGTCCTCCGGGCGCACCGGCTATGCGTCCTCCGCCCACGGCGGGACTTGGCTCGTTCAACTCTTACGCGCGGCCTTCGGCTCCGGCTATGCGTCCTCCGGGCGCACCGGCTATGCGTAAGGGTGGCGCGGTGAAGAAACTTGCCACGGGCGGCGACGTGAAGAAGCCCATGAGCGTGGGGATGTACAAGGCTATAACTGCGGAAATGTCCAAGAAGGACAATTACGGGAAGTTTCCTCGGGCACCACTGCGTGTTGACGCAGAAGCGGGTTTTGACGCGGCGCTGACCGCCGCATCGATTATTCCCGGGGTTAAGGGATTAAGGATGGCCGGGGCAGCGCTTAAAGCCGCTAATGTTAGAAAACGCTTAAATCAAGCCCGGGAAGCGTTCAAGAAAGACCCGGTTAAGGTAGCTGCTGAGCAAGAGCATAATAATAAAAGCGCGGAACTAGCGGTACGGGACCAAAAAGAAAGAGCACAAAAATGGCTCAGAGATAACCCAGATTTAGAACGGAATGGTAGCGCATCCGCGCCTTCTTCTCGTAGGCCCGAGAATGACGCGAAGTACTCCAAAGGTGGCGCGGTGAAGAAGTTCTCCAAAGGCGGCGCGGTGACGAGCCGGGGTGATGGCTGTTGCAGTAAGGGTAAGACGAAAGGGCGGGTTTGCTGATGAGCACCTCTGCCTCCCCGCCAGTATTTAACCTCAACCTCAACGATTTGATTGAGGAAGCGTTTGAGCGGGCGGGCGCGGAGGTACGGACAGGGTATGAGTTTCGGACGGCCCGACGCAGTTTAAACCTCATGTTTGCCGAATGGGCGAACAGGGGAATTAATCTGTGGACGGTAGAACAGGGGATGGTGCCTTTGATTGCAGATCAGGCGACCTATAACCTCCCGGTAGACACTGTGGATTTGCTTGAGCAGGTAATTCGTACAAACGCGGGGACTGCCACTCAGTCCGACATAGTGATTTCCCGCATTAGTGTTTCGACGTACGCCTCGCTACCCAACAAGACTACAACGGGCCGTCCGATCCAGATATACGTAGACCGCCTCAGTGGGGCTACGTCGTCCTTGGCGGTCGTGCAGAATCCCACAGTCACAATGTGGCCCGTTCCCAACGTATCCAACACCTACCAGCTAATTTACTGGCGGCTCCGGCGGATGTTGGACGCGGGTACGGGCGTGAACACGCAGGACGTCCCGTTCCGGTTTTTACCTGCGATGGTCGCGGGGTTGGCGTATTATGTGGCGCTTAAAATTCCAGACGCGATGCCGCGTTTGCCGATGCTAAAAGAAATGTATGATGAGGCGTGGCAGACGGCGGCTGACGAAGACCGCGAGAAAGCCTCCATGATGATAGTTCCGCGACAGATGTATATCTGATGGGGATCAAGTTTACCGCAGGCCGTATCGCTATATCGGTTTGCGATAGGTGCGGGTTTCAGTACCGGCTATCCAAACTACGAGTGATAGTAGTTCGGACCAAGCCCACAAATATCATGGTGTGTCCGACGTGCTGGGAAGCGGACCACCCGCAGAACATGCAGGGGATGTACCCGGTAGCTGACCCGCAGGCGATTAGGAACCCGCGCCCCGACACCACTTATTTGGTGTCTGGGCTGAATACGCTGGGCCATCTAAGTGGGGGCAGTCGAGAGATTCAGTGGGGGTGGGCTCCGGTAGGCGGGGGCAACCCAGAATTCACGCCTAATGATTTAGTGGCAGTAGGACAAATTGGTGTAGTAGAGGTTACTATCACGTGAAGAAATACCTAACAGGCGGCGATGTGCGGCAAGTCCGTCAGATCGCAGACGTTGAGGCTGACCAGAAAATCAGAGGACATGTGAAGAAACTCCATGTCAAAAATAAAGGTCAACGTACTAAACCCACACGCGGCAATTCCCGGGGGAAATAATGGCTAAGAAACAACCGAACTGCATGCCCACTGATTATATCAGCGTGGGCAATATCTCCACGGTCCCGCAGGACACGTCTCCCAAGAAGCAATCCACCCAGATTCGGGGAACTGGCGCTGCAACCAAAGGCACGAAAGCCAGCGACAAAATGGGCTAAGTGATGGATTACCTGACGCTTGTCACTGAGATTCAGTCGTATACCGAAAATGAGTATGTCTCGGCGGATTTCAATACGTTCATCCAGCAAGCCGAGCAGCGCATTTACAACGCTGTCCAGCTCCCCGCGTTGCGGAAGAACTCGATAGGCGCGTTGACCGCGAACAACAAATACCTCCTAACCCCTGCGGATTGGCTAGCCACGTACTCTTTGGCGGTCGTGAATCCTACGACGGGGGACTATTTATACCTATTGGACAAAGACGTTAATTTCATTCGCGCGGCGTACCCAGATCCGACGGCTACTGGATTTCCCGAATACTACGCTATATTTGATAACAACACGTTTATCCTAGGCCCGACACCGGACTTGGCTTATCAAGCCGAGCTGCACTACTACTACTACCCGGAGTCAATCGTGACGGCGGGCAATACGTGGCTAGGCGACAATTTCAGTTCGGTGCTTTTCTACGGGACGCTTGTTGAAGCGGGCACTTTTATGAAGGCCGAGCCAGATATGTTAGCGCTATACATTAAACGGTACAATGACGCGATGGAGCTTATGAAACAGCTTGGAGATGGTAAAAACCGCCGTGACGCATACCGGTCAGGGCAAGTACGGTACCCGGTGACTTAAATGTTAGACCTATTAAATGGCACGGTTGGCGAAGTGATCATTACGATCGTGAACGGTAGCCCGCCCACACCAACAGAAGAACCCGAGGTGTCTACGCCTCCCAACGACGAGGAGGAATAAATGGCTATCACCCAAGTAATGCCGAATGGTTTTAAGACGGGATTAATGTCTTGCGCGCACAATTTTAGTACGGGTAATCGCGCGGTAACTGCAAGTACCGCCGATGTGTTCTATATCGCGTTGTATACCAGCAGTGCGACGTTGGATAAAACTACTCTGATTTATAGTACTGCCGATGAGATCACTAATACGGCTGGGTCGTCGTATGTCGCGGGGGGAATAGCGTTGACTATTAGCCCTAGTCCCACGGGGTACACGACGGGAATTTATAATGACGGATACATTAGTTTTCTTCCCGCAGTTTGGACTGTCGCCGATTTTACCGCCCGGGGGGCTTTAATCTACAACTACACCAACGGGGGCCCAGCAGCAGGTCTAGCTGTCGCAGTATTAGATTTTGGGATAGATAAGACCGTTTCCGGCGGCGGTACATTTACCGTTACGTTTCCTACATATGCTGCTGGCATTACTGTCGCCGCTGTACAACTTAGTTAAGAGGATTTATTTATGGCACTTCAATATGGCACGACTTATCGCACCACTTCTATGACGGCAATTGCCACAGCCGTCACTACCTCGGGCGTTATGGTGTTGTACGCGGGGACGAAACCCGCTAACTGCGCTACGGCAACTTCTGGACAGGCGGTACTAGCTACTTGGACGTCCAACGCCACGCAATTCGGCACGGCGACTGGTGGCGTATTGACAGTAAGCGCGCCGTTAGTCAATCCTGTGGTTGGCGCTGCGGGCACTGCTGCGTGGTTTGGTATTTACCCCACATCGACGACTACTAGCACTGACAGGGTAATTCAAGGGGACGTAGCGGTATCTGGATCTGACTGGAATATTACCAACACGGCCATCGCGGCTTTACAGAACGTCACGTTTACTTCGATGACTATTACTGCGTTTGGTGCGTAGAATAAGTAAAAAGGGTAGCCTGAATGGACGTCTATCTGGTAGATCCCGCGACTAACTTAATCGACAATTGCGTTGCAATTGTGTCGTTAGAATACGCCCGCGAGTTGTATCCGCAATATAGCTGCTACGAGCGCACGGAAAGTAACGCCTACTTAAACATCGGCGACCAATACCATGATTAACGTCTTAACTACCGCCGATCTTCTGACCGTTATTACCAGCGCGGCGGGGGCAATATCAGTCCATGCCTCCTACGTTGATTTATTGGGCACGACGGTCACGCCGGGGCGCACAAATACTGCCTCAATCATAACTGCCACTACGACCACGGTGGTTTCCTCGCCGGGTGCCAGCACCTATCGCAACGTCAAATATTTAAGTATTACCAACACCTCGGCAACCATCCAAAACACGGTGTCGGTCAATCACACCGACGGGACTAACGTCGAGAAACTAGTCACGGCGGTGTTAAGCACCAACGAGACTTTGCTCTACGCCGAAGGCGCGGGTTGGCAGCGGGTAAATGGTACAGGTACGCCGACCACAGCAGGCACTGCCGGACCAGTTAATACGCAGACTTTCACGGTGGCGGGCACTTGGACTAAACCCACCACTTTCACGCCCACAACTGTTTTAGTTCGGATGTGGGGTCAAGGTGGCGGCGGCGGGGCTGGGGCAAGTTTGGCAACCGCAGTTGCGGCTAAGGGCGGCGGAGGCGGCGGAGGCGGGGCATATATCACGCAGCAATTCGTTGCCTCTGATTTAACCGCGACGGTCGCGATCGGCATGGCAACCGCCAGTAATGGCGGCGCACCGGGCGTGGCAGGCGCTGCGGGCGGCGCTGGTACGGTAGGCGCTAATACAACTTTTGGCGCTTTTTTAACCGCTTACGGTGGCGGCGGCGGCGCGGGTGGGGCTATTAGCGCAGCCGTAACGGGCGGCGGCGGCGGCGCGGGTGTTGGGGGCGCGGGTGGTGTGGGAAGCACGGTTGCTGGCACGGGGGGCCTACCCCCCGCCACGACTAATGGCATTGGCGGGAACGGCGTTCCCGGTACGGTCGCCGTGTCCACAACAGCCAACGCAGAACGTGGTGGCGGTGGCGGAGCAGGGCAAATTGCCGTTGCCGTTGCTGCAAGCGTTGGCGGCAGTTCGC